AGACAGCGAAGGCAGCTTCTGAGAATATACGAATGGTCAGCGCAGACGGAACTAAGGATGTACCCCTCGTAGACTTTATGAGTATCGTCGATGATCACACTCGCTTCAGCAGGAAAAGTATCGGGGCGGCTAGATATGATCAAGAGATGGACAAGGTAGAGGCGGCGATTCAAACTCAGCTTGAAGTCGCTACAGAGCCAGCCAGAAAACTTTCAGACGGACTAAAGGATGCCGCTACAGTTATAGACAGGCTTACCTCCGACAATCTGCGGGGTGAAGATATCGCGACAACTCTCATAGGCGGGGGTATGGAGCGTTACAATCAGATTCGCAACAACATGCTCACCCTGACTAATGCAGCAGGAGCGAAAAAGTATACTGTAGAACAAGTCGATGACATACTTGCCAACGCTTACATCAACGGTATGCGTCGGAAGCTGTTCTCTAAGACCGGAAGAAAAGAAGCAAAGATCAAAGAAAGTCTGGACGGTAGAATCACCACCACTTTCAGCGACATGTTAGCAGAGAACCCTGCAGCTTTAATACGTTTTCTGGGAGAGACACCTGAAGAAAAGGCGGTAGCGATGCAGATTCTTGGTAAGGATCGCTACGAGACCGCAGAGGCAATAGCGTCTGTGCTGACAGAATTGACGGACAATCCTCTGGCAAGTTCCAACATAGCAGTTCGCGGAATACCCCGCGCACTATCTGTAGAGAGCTACATCAGCCGTTTCTATGCGATCAACAGGGGAGTAGTTCGTCCTCAGTATGTAGGTACAGAGGCACTGTTGCAGACTCTTCGCTTTAAGAAAGCCGAGTTCCTTACTGCTATTCTGACTGATCCGCAGTTAGGCAGAGATTTCTTGGAGATGGTGCGAACTCAGAAGCCTTTGTCTCCTGAAAGAAACAGACAGTTCTTCTCTGCGCTTGTCCAGCATCATGCGCTGTTCAGTCAGGCTATGGAGTCTGACAGGCAAGAGGTAATCGATCCCGCAGGAAGAAAGTTCTCTGTAGATGCTACACCAGACGACAAGTATCGTCTTGGATATCCCTCAGACTACGAGGGTTTACTGGACCTACCCAGCATGAGACCACGTGAAAATCTCTTTGGACCCGGTTCACTTTTAAACATACAAAGATAAGGGGAGTATCCCGATGAAGATGTACAACAACGGCCCACGCAAGGCCATGATGTATGGTGGTGCCGCAAAGCGTAAGCCGATGATGTACGGCGGCATGGCTACCAAGAAAAAACCCCGCAAGAAGGCTCAAGCGGGGGGCATGATGACCACAACACAGGGTCAGCAGAATCAACAACGCCGCAATCAGATGCAGCCTATGGGTATGCCTATGATGGCAGGTGGCGGCAAGACGATGGTCAAGATGAACGGCAAAATGGTCCCTGACTACGCTGTAGACGGCAAGGGTGCCAAAGACCTCAAGAATCGCGGCTAAATATATCCGCCTGACTTATCCATCATTTCATCTGTTACTGAACTAAAGTAACGCAACATGGACGCTATGGAGTGTGACCCGTCGAATTCGGGCACTCCGGCGTCCATTTCTTTTTGGAACTCCTCTGGCCTGACCATCTGTTTGTCCAGTTCAACTTTGCCGTCCTGTCGCAAATACACATTAAAAGAAAAGAGTGTGGCCTTCATGTCTGCTCTCCCGGTAGGCACTGGTATGTTATCGTGTAGGGCGGCGGAAGCTGCATGGGTATAGACATTATACCTGTTGTCATCTCCTGTTGACGCTCTCTGCACTCTTTTATTGTAGGCTTCAATCCCGTAGTGTCCTCAAAGTTGTAGCACGGCCCATCAGGAAGATAGACTGAGCATACTATCACCATCGCTTTGAACATTGCGTAAGTCCTCTATGTAAAGGTTGTAGCAGTCTGCCCTCACCTCGTATCCGTTGTCCGGATCGAAGTCACCCTTCTTCATGAATTTGGACTTGTCGAAATACTCCTGCTTTGGCATGAATCCTAGAAACCATCCCTTCGAGAAATCCTTTAGCACTCGTGTGAAAGCGTAGATGTCGCACTTCTGTCGGGTGTTGAAGTTGCTGATGCTACACGAGTAGTGAGGCAACGGGGTGGCAGAGGTTTGCTTTGTCTTTACCTCTACCCGCTGCCCATCGTCAAGAACGATGTCGTAGTCGTACGAGTTATCCCACTTGCCGCCCATGACAGAAAGTACGATCTGCTCCCCAAGGAACCCCGCTACGCTGCCACCGCCTCTCAGTATAGAGTTGTGCAGTAGACCCATCTCAGTGGCCTTCCTGCGGCCAGCAAGCAGCATGTCATCACTTATCTTGACTTCGATCAACTGTCTTCCTCCACTCGGTTTGCGACGGATGGTTGCGGGGTGGATTCCACTGAATCCAATCCGTCCCTCGTTTCCACGTTGGCGATGTAGTCTTCGATTTCGAGTTGCCTGTTTTCTTCTGAGACATTCGGCATCCTTTCCAAGCCTTCGACGAGTCTACGCTGTAGAGCCTCTGAAATCAGACCGGCACGTGTATCCTCGTCCATCTCGAACGTGACGACTGCACCGCCGTTTTTGAGTTCGACGTACTCTATGACTTCAAGCCGCATTGAGGTCTACCACTTCACACACACCCGCCGTACACGCCAACTCACGTGAGCCAGAGGTGTTGTCCTCTCGCTCGTAGTCGGACAGAGCATTCCAGTCGATCTGCAACGTGCCGTACCTCTGTTGCCACTCAAGGTACTCTTCACGTTCGATGTCCTGATACGGAGCCTGCTGATACGTGTGGTCAGAGTGCGGCAGGAACGAGACACCGGATGCAACATCAAAGTTCTCATACACCCACGCGCCCACTTCCATCCACTCGTGTTCCTTGACAGAGATAGTTACCGACGGCTTGTGTTCACACCAATGCAACGCATAGGTTTTCCACAACTCTAGCTGTTCGATAGCTGTCATCTCGTTGCGAGTGACTGCACCCTCCGGCGACTCCATCGCAAACGAGAACACCGTAGTCGAGTCTGGCTTCATCACGTCAGGTTCGCTGTACACACCCTGTTCCTTGAGGAACTGCGTCAGCGGGTCTTTGTTGTCGCCGCGAACGGTACGAATGTAGTAGTCGTTGTGCCTAGCGTGAATGCCGCTTGCAGCGTCCACCAGTTGCGACACAGTACCCGACGGTTTTACACAGGTGATAGCAGCCGACTGAGGAATACCAAGTCCGTTTACCGCCAAGTCCCAGTTCGTGTCTACGGCGACGAGTTTCATTTCTTCGAGCCAGCGACGGGAATCGACGTTCTTTGACAAGATCGGATGATCCATGATACCAGTCAAGGATACGCCCAAGAGGCGTTCTTCTTCTGTGTTGGTTCGCCATATCTTCCTCAGATACTTGAAGTCAGTAAGTGTGGACTGCAACGTGCCGAGGATCGTCGCAAGATGGACTTTTTCTTTCAAGTCTTCCAGCGTGTCGTGTTCACGAACAACCACCTCTGACAGGTTGCAAAACTGATAGGGACGCAGGATGATCTCAGAACACGGGTTGGTGCCCCACATGTGCCCCTGCTCACGACGATCATTGCGACCTACCTGTACGTCTGCAGCCTCGCGGTTAAAGATGCCACGCTCACCCGACTTAGAGTCGTAGAGGGCAAGCCACTCACGCATGAAGGTGCCCATCTCCGGCTTACCCTTGTACGCAACAGAGTTGTTGGCAAGAGCGCGTTGTCCCTCGTTCTCCCACCACGCACCAGACTTGGCGTGTGCCATCTGATCGTCGTTCAAGTTTGACAGAGAGATCAGGGCAGAGCGACGAACGCCGCCAACGACAACGATCTCACCGATCTTGCACATCAAGTCGTGACACTCAATCGGGAAGAGGCGACGACCCTGTGCCTTGCGGAACAGTTCGACAGTGAAGACGAACAGATCGTTGAGCGGCCCCGGACCGGACGCACGACCCCCCATAGTCTTGAGACGCTCACCAGATGCGCGTACGTCTGACAAGTCCCACGTCGGAATCTGTCCTGCGTACAGCAACGCAATCAACTCACGCAACGACTTGGCCCACCCCGGCTTAGAGTCACCGACCTTAATTACAGTATCTGTGTCGTGCATGGCGTCACTGACGACAGGCAGCTTGTCCACGTTCTCACGCTCGACAGAGAAGCCCACACCTGTGCCACACATCAGGATGTACATGCACTCATCAAACGAACGAGGGCTGTCTACAGGGATGTAGCTGCAGTTATAGCCACAGATGTTGTCACGAGCGAGGGCCGGTCCCGCAGTCATCATTGCCCTCATTGATGGCATGATGTCCTGACCAAGAATGGCCTGACGTAACTTTCCTACATCGCCGGGACACAGGTATTCTATGTCAAAGTCGTGCTTCTTTTTGACGTGATCGACCATGAACTGTAAATAGCGTTCTACAGTCTCACTCCAGTTCTCACGACGCTGTTCGTCATCAAGCCAACGCGCATAGCGAGACTTGTGAATAAATTGTTGGTAGGGGGTGGGTAGCATATTATCCACGATCTATCTCCTCAATTAGTTTGTCCAAGTACCACTGTGCCTTTTTCAAGTCCTCGACACCATTCTTGTAGCGATACCGCCACAGGTACTTGATTATGTTGCCTTGCAGGTAATACTCGTAGCCGTCACTCGTTGCGGCTTCGATAGCATCGATGCACTCAATACCTGCTTGATTGTAGTGCGGTGGCGAATTGACCATGTCAGATCGATCCGCATAAAACTCGTTCAACAGCTTCTCTTCGTCTGCTTCCGTTGCCTTCATCTTCATGTACGCCTCGTGTCTCATCGATCATCCCCACTGCCACCAATCGTACCGGCAACCTTACGAGACTTCAACTTGTAAATGTTCATCTCGGCAACTTGCTGCAGGTCGAACCCCAAGTCGTTTGCGAGAGCAGCACAGTACCACATCACATCGCCAATCTCTTTGGCAATCTCCGCAAGAAACCGTGCATCAGTTCTGTCGTCACGGTAAATCTTCTTTACCTTGTCAGCAACCTCACCAGCTTCACCCGCGAGTCCGAGTGCAGGATACACGACCTTCATGTGTTCTGGGTAGATAGCAAACTTCTTGGCTTGCATCTGGTAGTTGTTTAGGTTCCAGTTTTCTTTGATCATTGATTTTTACCGAAGTTAATCTTGACGATGTTTGTATCAGGATCGTGTTGGACATCAACGCCGCTGCCTGTCTCTTCAATCATGGCCTCTTTCGTTGCCTCGAAGGCAAGTCGAGCCAGACCCGCTTGCATGACTCGGTCAAAGTCGTTCTCCATCAACTCGACCAGACCTGACAGGATTACAGTACCAGCGGGGATGTACTCGTCATCCTCATCTTCTTCTGTGGTATCATAGGCTGTCATGGCCACATGATCATCGTCGTCTCCCTGCTTAAAGATGAGGTACCATCTGTCTTTCAACAGACTGGCGCGTTCCAACGACATCGTAATATCACTTTCGTCCATTCTTGTACCACTCCTCTGGTATGCTGCCCTCTGACCACTCGAAACCGTGACGGTCAGCCCAAGCACCATACGTGGTCTTTGACCCCTTGTAAATCTTGTTCCGTGCGTTCTGGAAGAGAATGCGAATGTCGAGGTCAGGATTCTGTTCCTTGACTAACAGCATCTTCACACGGTCGTTCTTGTCAAACTTGCCCTTGGCTTCGACGTACACGTCTGTGCTAGGGAAGTAGAAGTCCGGTGTGTAGGTCCGTGGCTTTGGCACGAAAGTTACCTTACGCTTTTCGTACTCAAAGGTTATGCCCTTCTGACGCAAAGACCTAGCTATGTTCAACTCGAAGTGTGACCTGTATCCGCCCTTGCTTTTCATAGTGTCATCCCTATTGAGTCCATTCTTTTTTTCAGATACCCGCCCAGTTTTGGGGATAGTCTTTGTATACTGTCTAGTTCTCTTAATAGTGGCGATATCGGCACACAAACATTTGCTCCGTTGTAGGACAGTCGGCTAATGTTTTGCAACTCAAGTTCTACCTGCCTGATGTCACGTGTCTCCGTGTCCGCAGACAGGAAGCCCATGTCAGGCGAGAAGTTCTCACGCAACGTAAGGGGCAACCCTCGCTCGTTCTGGCGAAGGTATGCCACCTTGCGTTCCCCACCGGCTTGCAAAACAGATTCGACAAAGACGTGACGGATGTCTTTGTTCATCTCCATCAGGTCGATGTCGTAGTCGCGTACAAAGATGTAAGGCATCGTCTTACAGTTCCTTTTTCTTGAGGCGACTGTACCAGACCTTTGGCTTACTCTTTGCGCGGGATGTTACCTTGTCGTGGTAGACAGCGTTGGGCCAGCAATGACTCTTGTGGCCACACATACCGCATTGTTTTGCAAGTATTTTGTTGCCTGTGCGGACATCCTCACCATCCTTGCGAAAGGTTTCGAATTCGTCCTTGAAGTCTACTGTCGGCTTTTTGGTAGGGTCTGTCAGTATTTTGACACGACGCGCTGCGTCCTTGAGGTAGTCAGCCTTGTCGTCCTGCGACCAGTCCGGCACCTCAACGATAGCTATCTCGCCGCTCGACTTGTTGACCACGATCCAGCCGCCGAAGGGTAGCCCTGTAGCCTCTGCGTACAGGAAGCCCTGCATAGCATAGCCAAAGGGATCGTCCCGCTTGATGGCCTCGTAGCCGCCAGTACCAGTGTACTTGTACTTGAATGCCCACTCGCTTGCTGACTTGATATCCCAGACCTTCTCCTCGCCAAACTCGTCACGCAGGATTACGTCAAGTGTACCCTTGATCGTGTGCCCTGCAATCTCTAGTTCAACTTTTCGTTGGAAGTCCACGATCTCGACACCCGCCTCGCGTAGTGCCAACATCAGCACAGCCTCGCTCAGATCACCGAACAGGAAGCGGAACATAGAGTTGTACTCCATTGCTTCCCTGTGACCCTCTCGCTCCAGCAGTTGCTGACAGAGAGGCCGTCCGAGTCCAGACATACGAATACGATAGCCCTCTTCACCTCGCGTCATCTGCTTGGTGATGGCCTCGTTACAGTCTTGTGTGAATTGTGCGATGCTGTCCGGGGAGACATTGACCTCCCCCCGGACTGCGTTTTGTAAGAAGTCTTGGACTTTAAGCTGCGTCAACATCGACGAAATCCGAAGCAAGATCGGATTCGTCATCGTTGGTTTGCAACTTGACTGACTCGCGATACTGGTTGGCGATGGTCTCATTGTGAGCCTTCACGGTTTCCCCAAACATCCTCATCAGTTCCTTGTCGGTATCCGTAATCGCCACCTCAGACGAATAAGTCATCAGCGGCGTCCAGAACGTAACGCTGCCCTTCTTATTCTTGTTGGTGTCCAGTCGTGCAACAACCTTCTGCATCACCTTCTTCTGGCGAGACAGACTGTCGATGAAGTCAGCAACAGGCTTGAAGCCTGAACGCTTGAAGTACGCGATCACAGGCTGATCCTCAACCACTACGGGATTACCGTCTGCGTCTGCGAACTCGCCACTGACCTTGCCATACACGACTTGATTA